CCATTTTTATCTATGTCTTTTTCAAGCTTTGACAAGTCTTTGAAGATATCCCTTCCGAACAGATTACGATAAATCCTCGGAGTGGCTGCGCTTGCCTTGAATGTTACATCCTTATCGTCTATCTTGATGATTTTTGTTACTGCCATCTGTCAATCCTCCTCAAGACTTGTTGCCACTTGTACCTGATGAACTTTTGGCTGTTGGCATATAAACATTGCCAAACCATCCCTCATATGTGGCATCGGTGGTGTTGGTACCTGTCTTAGCCTTTACATAACCACCATTGATTGCAGTAGACACAAGAGAGAGCTTATCTGTCTTAGGCTCCTTGCTGTTCTCTGTAGTGCCACTTGAGATTCCGCTCCTGCTTGCTGTGCAGTTGTACAGGCAGTGACGGATCTTTCTCTGGTCACCAGAGAACTCGAAAAGAAGCGCGAAATGCTCAGGCTCTACTTCCTTGTTCTCGATGAATACACCATTGGCATCCTCTTCCTCATGCATGATGTCAGTAGAAAACGACTCCGGGATAATGGCAATCTCAAGGTCGCCCTTATATCCGTTATTGGCAGCGATAGAATAGTAGACACCATCATCTGCATAGAAAGAATCGCTCTCACCTTCTGCATCAAGTGAAAGATTGACTGCACCGGGAATCGGTACAGGCTTTGCATATGTCACGCTGCCATCTGCTGCAAATGTAGCTTTGGCATAGTGGCAGTTCTTAAGACCGAACTTTACTTTATTTGCAGTCTTCATAGTAACCTCCTTTTAAACGGTCATCTCGTACCGTACTTCATACATTTTTTCCGTATCAATCCAGACCTCTGACCTTGTCCAGATAAGTTCATGCTCCGAAAGGACATCCTCAAGCCTCTCTTCAAGCTCGGGATCCTTGAAATCCGTGTAAAGCTCTATGACCAAAGTCCCAAGCTTTTTGTAGACCCTGTCATCAGCGAGGAAATTGTCACTATCTGGGAGCAGGAACACAATAAAAGGAGGGTCAGGCGACTCTCCTTCAGCAAAATGATGGTATGCAAAAGGAATCCCTGTTTCCTCAAGCATCTCCACTATCTCATCGTATTTCATGTAAGTTTCCTCTTTACTTCATTTATCAGCTGCTCTTCACCTACCTGCTCTGCAGGAGCTATATGCGGAATAGCAGCCACCCTTCCTCCGCCCCTCTTGGCATGACCGTTTTCAAGAAGGTGCGTCAGCCTGTATCTGTCCTTGGAATGAACTACGACCTTGATGGAATCCGAAGTTTCCCTCGTTTTCTTTACAGCCCATGACTTTCTGTACTTGCCAGTTTTCTTTGGAGCAGTCTTTTCTATCTGGGCTTTGGTCGTATCCCCGGCTCTCTTTACAGCTTCCTTAAGGTCATCCACTGCAAGGTGGGCATATTCATTAAGACCTTTCATTACTTCATCTGCAAGGTCATCAATCCTGACTGTCTTTCCCATCCTTACTCCTTTCAAGCCTGCAGCTGAACTTAAGGCTCTTGTTATGAAAGCCCATGGGATTCACAGAATATATGTTGTATATCTTCCCACGACATATAATCCGATATTTAGTCGGATCTATATTCTCAAGTTCTCTGCAATATCTGACTGTGAAATTGGTATTCTCTTCCGGAACTATAACTGTTCCATCAGATTCCTTTCCCGAAGTAACACTCACCGTTGACCAACAGACAAAGTGGTCTGTCCATTCATTCCTATGGTTTCCATACTTATCCACAACAGCTGTTGCTTTCTGGAAGGTTATCCTCACATCCATTGCTGATATGTTCATCAAAAGCCTGCCTTTCTGACTCCCATAAGGAGACTCCGTAACGTGAGCATAAGCTCATGGTGGTCAGCCTCTTCCCTGTGTTCATAAAGATAAGCGGCTGTATATAGAACTGCTGTCCTTACCGTTCCACCACCCGATTCTGGAATGTCCTCTGTCCTTATGACATCGATGACCATCTCCTTGGCACCTTCCAAGAGGCTTCTGATAAGGTCGTCTTCATCGCTATAATCTACACGGAGATATTTCTTTACTTCATCCAAAGTTATATCCATAGGAAACCTCTATAAGTGGGGATGCCCTTAATGGACATCCCCTAAATCAAACTCAGCCGTTATTAGTTGTAGGAGCCTTCCAGCCCTTAAGGTGTGTGATCTGTACAGCCTCGGGAAGAATGAGCTTTCCATCCACTCTTTCCTTTGCCACGTATCCGATCATGCCATTGCCGGCGAAGAGTTCACGAAGCTCTGAGAAAGAACGTGAGCCTCTGTCTCCGATGTTGTAATAGCTGTAATCACCGAAGGCGATAGCTGTATCAGGAGCAAATGCAGAAGTGTGTGCTGCATAGCCCAGGATCTTGTCAGGCTCTCCTGCCTGATAAGAAGGCTGCCAGATATACGCTCCGTTATTATCCTTGAGCTTACGGAGCTGTCCAAGGACAGTGTCATTAAGGATGAAAGAAGCGTTCTTTCTATAAGGTCTCTTAAGACCGTAGATAAGATCGAGGATGTCATCTGACTTGATATCCGCTGTAAGGGTATTAAGCACATGACCGCCCTTGTCCTTATTGAAAAGACCTACAGGCTTACCCTTTCCATCACCATTAAGGAATGCGTCCTCTTCAGCATTTCCAAGAGCACGTCCGAACTGTGTGATGATATAGTTCTCAAGACCGAAAGCCTCATCATAAAGAAGCTCTTCTGTAACCTTGATTGCTACGTGAAGCTTGAAGGCATCGAGGTAAATCTGGTCGAATGTAGCATCGCCAAATGAAAGGGCTCCGCCTTCCTCAATCCATGCTGCAGCAGGCTTTGTTGCTGCAATATTGATCTTGTGCTGACCAGAAGTTGTAATCTTGGTAGCAAGACCTCTCATGATGTTCTCTTCCTCAAGGACATCGATGATTCTCTTGTCGTACTCTTCTGGGACAAGGTAGCCACCATCGGCATCGACACCTTCCTGAAGCACGTTGGAAATCTGTCTGAAGTTGGTACGAAGGGCTGTAAGCATACCCTTTCTGTACTCATCAGAAGCACGTCCTGTCTTCTTATCCTCTGTACCACCCATCTGAGGCTTCTCAGTAATAGGGGTGTTCACAGGCTTTGAAAGCTCTGCTTCCCTGTCTGCTGCCCTCTGCTCTCTCTTGATGGAATCTGAAAGAGCATCAAACTCTGCTTCCATCTTTGCATAGGTAGCTGCATCATCCGCAGTAAGGTTACCATCCTTGTCCTCATGGGAATCAAGGAACTGTCTCATTGCACCGAGCATATCTGCTCTGTTCTTGATCATCTCGTTAAGCTTCATCTTCATTTCCTCCATTAAATAAGCTTTTCAATAGTTTCTAGGCGGTTTCTCATGTCCTTTGCAGAAACGCCTGTAGGTTCAGGAATCCTGGCGGCATCTGCCAGTTCCTTCTTTTGCTCTCCGAATTTCTTCGTGAGCTTATTTACGAGTGCGTTATTCACCGCACTACGTGAAAAGAGCACTGAGTTCCTTGACCCAGCGCTCTCATCAGCGTTATCACTATTCTTTTCAATCACTCCATCAGCAAAACCAAGCTCTACAGCCTTGGTCGCATCCATCCAAGTCTCTGCATCCATGAGATGTGATAACTTTGCCCTCGACTGCCCTGTTTTAATGACATAGGCGTTGATGATTGACTCCTTCACCTCAGAGAGCATATCGATGGCTTTCTGCATCTCAGCATGGTCGCCAAATGCTATGGTCGCAGGATTGTGAATCATCATCATGGAAACGGGACTCATAAGTACCTCATCTCCTGCCATTGCAATCACTGACGCAGCAGAAGCTGCAAGCCCGTCTATCTTGACTGTTATCCTTCCCGGATACTCGGAGAGCATATTGTAGATCTGGGCTGCAGCGATGCAGTCACCACCCGGTGAATTAATCCATAGGGTTACATCTCCCTCTCCACCCATGAGCTCATCCTTAAAGAGCTTCGGAGTAACATCATCATCGAACCACGACTCTTCAGCTATGGTTCCGTTTATGGTCAGGACCCGCCCTTCCGGGACTGTTTCCTGATCCGCTTTCTGTTCCTGATTTACCCAGTTCCAGAACTTCCTGTCCTTCATCGGAATCCTCCTTCTTTTCTGTATTAGCAAATAGACCTGCATCCTCAAGCTTGGTCATGTTTCCGTTGATGAGATATAAATCTCCGCCAAGCTCTTCCGGAATGCGGTCTAGATCCTCTAGTTCCCTTATA